TCCGACAACCACGACTACGGTTGATCCGTGTATCAATCCGCTGACCAATGATATCTGCACACTGCTCCTGATTCAAAGTGATGAGCCTGACGGTAGTCAAAGCTTCTCTGATATCGGAGATGGTCCTAACTGTCCTCATGGAATAACTGTATTTGGACAAACACACCATGAGAAGGACGAGAAGAAATTCTGTAGATCATCAATTCACTTTGACGGATCTGGAGACTACCTATCTGTAGCTGACTCTCCTGATTGGGATTTTGGAACAAATGACTTTACTATTGAGCTGTGGGTCCATCCTACTTCTACTCCAGGGGTAGTTGCATGGGCCACTACCAGAGGCAACTTTGGGGTTGCTGATCAAGCGAAGTTTGGCATCAGATATCTGAGCACGAACAAGTTTTCTTTTGCTGTGTACTGGCAAGGCTTGCCTGATGCATCTGGCTGGTATCAGGAGTCATCTGGAACATACGCTGTTGACTCATGGCATCATTTGGCACTTGTCAGAAATGGAAATACAATTACAGCGTATGTGAATGGCTCAAGTATTGGATCTACTACAAGTTCAAATGCTGTTAGGTCTGGATCTGATCCTGTCATTGTAGGGAACTGCACAGGCTCAGACTTTCCGTGGGATGGTTACATTGATGAGATAAGAATATCAGATGTTGCAAGGTGGACTGCAGGCTTTACTCCTCCGTCTGCTCCTTATGAGCCCTGTGGAGTTACTACCACGACAACTGAGCCTCCGGTTGTTACAACCACGACTACGGTTCCTCCGACTGCGACCACGACCACGACATCAATTACTCCTCCTCCGGTGACTACCACAACACCTTTTCCTACAACCAGCACGACAACCACGACTATCACGACAACCACGACTACTACAGCTCCGTGCTGGAATCCATTAGGGAATGATGAATGCACAGTCCTTCTGATTCATAGTGATGGTCCGGATGGTAGTCAGACATTCGCTGATTCAGGAGCTGGGCCTAACTCTCCTCATGCAATTACTGCAATCAACAATGTGCATCATGATAAGAATAAACAAAAGTTCTGCAAAACTGGAATCTATTTTGATGAGACAACTCAAGACTATCTGCAGTTAGGTGACTCTGCAGATTGGGCCTTTGGAGATAATCCATTTACTATAGACTGCTGGATCAATACTCCGGATGTGACTGGGCCTCCGATGATAATTGCCTGTCACACCTTGCAGAATAATCCTAATCAAAGATGGGTATTCTACACAGCCGGAGCTAACCTTGGCTTCCAGGTAAATGGAGCTGCATTAAGCTTGCAGGCAACCGGAAATGAGCTGACTGCTAACAACTGGCATCATGTAGCAGTTGTCAGAATAGCTTCTAATTCCTGGAAGCTTTTTGTTGATGGTCAGCAAGTTGCTTCTGATAATACAGTCCAGACAGTTCCTGATCAGGCTAACAATATGCACATTGGCTATCAGGATATTGCTACTGCAGAGTATTGGTGGCTTGGCTACATGGATGAGATCCGGATCTCAAAGGGTGTGGCCAGATGGACCTCAAACTTTACTCCTCCAAGTGCTCCCTATGATTATAACTGTGCCAGCACAACCACTACGACTGAGCCTCCGGTTACAACTACGACAACCGGACCTCCTCAGCCTACGACAACCAGCACGACAACCACAACCAGCACAACCACGACCACTGTTCTGCCTGTTGTGACTACGACTACAGCTCCTCCGGTCACTACCACTACTCCGTATCCGACAACTACGACAACCTTTACAACCACAACCAGCTTCATGACTACAACTACTCAGCCGGACCAGCATATCTATGCTGAGCCATTTGTCTATACAGGATCTCTCAGTGGATTGTCCGGAACACCTTCAGATGTATTGGTCTTTCCTCCTAACTGGAATCGCGGAGTCCGGTTTGGAAAAGCCTGGAGGACAAACATCATGAAGGCAGTCACTGGGGTAGAGCAAAGATCAGCTTTGTTTAGCCAGCCTATCAGAAGAATTAGATACACATTGAATCTGCTGAATAATGCAGACACTAATAAGCTGAAGAGGATTCTGTTTACAGGGATTCAAAACCAGATGGGAATTCCATTGTGGAATGATGCTGTGGATCTGACAGCTCAGGCAATTTCAGGAGCCTCAACCTTGAGTGTGTCAGAGGGTCAGTATATGGAATTTGATAAGCTTCCATTGGCTGTCCTTCTCAATGGACATAACTATGAGATTGTAGCAGTGAAGAGCACGGCTGCTTCTCAGATAGAGATCTATGGAACATTGCAGAGTACATGGGAAGCATATTCGATAGTTGCTCCTTTGATGCTGGGTAGACTGAGGCCTGCACAACGGCTGCAGTTTGCTACAGATGAGATTGTCCTCTACTCTGTGGAGGCAGTGGAGACTTTAGAGTAATGTCTTGGCCTACTTTTAATGGATATGATCTGTTTCTCCATGCAGTCAACTGGCTGACTTTGCCTACCATGGAGGTTGAGCATCCTTATGAGATCATCAAGTTTCTTGGTAGGGCATATCCATATTCTACGCTGGAAGAGACAGAGCTGGTTCTGAAGGGTGAGATCCTGGGGAATGGCAAGGCTGACATTAGAGATGTCAATGACTTCATAGAAGACAAGCTTGGAAGATTGGAGCAGTTTTGGGTTCCTACCAGACTTCCGGACGTGGAAATAACTTCAGCCTTCACTGCTGCTGATAACTCTCTCCAGATAGAAGATATTGAGTACAAGGAGACTTGGCTGTCAAATTTGATGACAGGTAGGTGGTTGTTCCTTGAGTGGCCAGATGGCACATATAAGATTGTAGGAGTAGTAGGAGCTCCTCATGCTAACAGGATCTTCCTTGATCGGAACATTGGAAAGGCAGCTTCTGCAGATGAGGTTCCATACATACAGGCTTCCTTTTTGCTCTTCTGCAGATTCAACCTGGATGAGATTGAGTGGAATTATGAAACGTCTCAAGTTGCACGGACAGTTATCGGAGTTAGGACACTGCCTCATGAATCTCCTACAGTGTCCACGACAACCACAACCAGCACGACTACGACAACTGCTCCTCCGGTAATTACTACAACTACTACATAGGTGCGGAATGAAGGTAGTATCAACTGACTATCAAGGAATGGAAGAGGCAACCAAACGGAAGCCTGCTGAGCTTTATCATTTTTGGTGGGAGTCTGAGCACTGGAGGCACACTAATCATGACGCAGATATAGAGTATGGTGGATACCTTTGGACAAGAGCGACTATCAATAGATCCTCAGTCAACTTCAACCAGGATCTTGAGATCACGGAGTTGACTGTCACAATTGAGTACGCTAATCCGGCTGTGATTGAGTTCCTGACTTTCAATCCTGTAGGTCAAGTGTGGGTAGAGGTCTACAGGGTATTCCTGGATCAAGATCCAATGGAGGTAGGAACTGTCTTCATTGGTCAGATCCGAGATGTCTCAATTGCTGGTCCTGCAGCCAGAGCGCGGTGTGTTGGTTTTGAGTTTTGGCTGAAGAAAGAAATGCCCCATTTCAGGTATAGTCCTGGATGCAACTACTTCCTTTATGATGACAACTGCAAAGTGAATCAGGCCTCTTATGCAATGGCTCTTAGTAGTATTGCTGTTGACGGTGCAGGCCTGCAGATCAGCCATGCTGACATTGGTACTAAGTCAGATGGTTATTTCAATAAAGGCTGGCTGGTATGGGGTGATCACAAAAGAATGATTGAGAGTCATGCAGGAGCGACAATTACTCTGCGGTATGCAATATCAGGGATGGCTACTGGAGAAGATGTGACTATCTATGCTGGCTGTGATTGGAGTGTTGCAACATGCAAGGCCAGATTTAATAACGTGGCAAACTACGGAGGGTTTCCTTTCATACCGAAAGACAATCCAGTTATGTGGATAGATAAGTAATGTATCTTTTTGAAGATGAGAAAAACCTGGAGGAGCTTGAGAAGACGCTGAAGGAATGGGTAGGTACTCCCTTCAAGCACTACTGCGGAGTCAAGAAAGGTGGAGCTGACTGCATCCACTTTGTAGCGAGAGTCCTTGAAGAATTTGGAAAGGGACCATTTAAGATCCCATGGTATCCGGCTGACTGGCATGTCCACAATACTACAGAGCTGCTCCTGGAGGGAATAATATCGCAACTGGAGTTTGAGCCTGGAGACATAGATGATCCGGAAAACGGAGACATTGTTTTGTATAAATTTGGGAAGGTCATCTCCCATGCTGCAATCTATCTCAACGGATTTATATATCAGTCTGTTTTGAAGGATGGTGTCCTGGAGCTTCAATGGTTTGATCCTGTCTGGTACAAAAGAAGGAAGATGGTACTGAGGGTGACTGAATGAGTACAGGTGGATTCATAGGAGCTATTGGTGGAGGGATTGTAGGATTCCTGATTGGTGGTCCGGTAGGTATGGCCATTGGTATGGGAATCGGTACGGCTGTTGGACTGTTAGTCGATCCCATAAAGCCTGATATGCCTTCTCCTGGACAGCCTGCTACAAGTGAATTTGATGTGACTACTGCTGAGGAGGGAATCCCTGTAGCTGATATCCTTGGCAGTCCAAAGATGAATGCTAACATTATCTGGTACTGCTGCAATAGATCTGAGGAGGAAACTGAAGAGGTTGAAGCTGGGAAAGGAGGAGCATCCTCTGAAGATGTGGTTGTAGGTTATAAGTATTATATCACTGCAGCTCTTTGCCTATGCAGAGGTCCGGTAGACAAGCTGTTTACCATTTATAGAAATGATGACTGTATCTGGAATGGTGAGCTGAACAGATCCGGAGCTAACGCAGATGGCTATACAACAATCACTATCCCTGATCATGGAACATTACGCTTCTACTGGGGAAGTGAAACACAGAATGCAGATGCAGCTCATCTTGCTGAGGTTGAAGATCCTACTATTGTTCCTTCTTATAGAGGATGGTGTTATGTCCTTTTAGATGACTTCTTTATCGGTGACTACAACCGGATGCCTTCTTATAGGTTTGTCTGTCAGAAGAATCCAACATTCTCCTGGAGCTCAAGAGAGACGGTCAACTACTATGACTATAACATTGCTCATGCAATTTACTACGTGCTGACTGAGATCCTGGGTCTTCCTTCAACCTATCTTAATACAACATCCTTTGCCACTGCTGCTGAGACACTTTATTGGGAGGGCAGAGGAATTACCATGCTGGCCAACACTGCGAATGAGGGAACTAATTATATTGAGGCACTGCTGCAGCATGGATCAGCAGCATTGAGATTTAGGGCTGACGGAAAGTTCCATCTGCATCTGCTTAGGAAAGACGTGGCCTTTTATGACATCCCTATTGTTGATGAGGACATGATTCTTGAAGAGCCTCAGATTGACCGCAAGGCTTGGCTGGATACCTCCAATGAAATTAAAGTTCAGTATGTGAAGAGAGTTACTTCTAATTGTCCATGTACTGCTTCCTCTGTGAGCTTGCAGATGACAGAGTGCATAGATGACTACAATGACGAGAATGTAGGCAAAGGATCTTGGAGAGTTGTAGGAGGCTGTCCTCCTTTTATGCTTCAAGGACGAATATGGAGCTGCGGTGTTCCAGGTGATTGGGATGATATCTATGAAGTAGATAGAGAGTTTAGTTATCGCTGCCTCACACAAGGCTGTGATCAGTCAGATATCAGAATAGTAGATGCTCTTGAGAACGTGAGTGGAGAAAGAAATCTTAATAAGATGTGTCCTGGAGATGATCCTTCTGGAGTTCCTTATGCTAACTGTGCTGCTCCAGGTGTTCAGGTAGAGTATCTTTTATACACCATGCCGTGTGGTGGTGTTATCCAGGAGATTAGAATCGTTCCGCAGCTTCCGGATGACCGCTGTCCCTATTGCCTGCATATAAAAAGTGGAGACGGTGAGCTTTATGATGCTTTCTTTGAGCCAAATACATACTATCTAAAGTCTCCGTCTATTACAGCTGTGTGTCCTGAGCCAGCTGTGCTTGAGGTCCGGTGTTGTAAGTGTATTTTGTGTGGAGATGGTAGATACGTTACTGAGTTCACTATCAGCTGGGAATGTGAGTGTGGTTGTCAAGATGGAACTACTTTTGATTCAATTCCTACTATAACTGCCTGTGACGGAAGTGCAACCTTTCTACCTGTTGTCTGCACAGATCCGAGCAATTGTAATATGCAATTCATTTTGGAGAGTGGAGATGGAACTGTGTCCGGCCAGTATTACTACTCTCCATCTGGAACGTGCAAAGAGAATCCAAAGATTGGTCTTTATACTTGTGGGATCAAGAGGGATGAGGCCGAGCTGCAACTTCCGTGTGAGTGTCCTTCAGCTGTGCAGTCTGCTTATGAGATTCAGCTGACTAATCCTAATATGACTGTAGGAACACAGCAATGGCTCTACGCAAGATCAGGAGGAGGGATACATGCAGGCTGTGATCTAAGCTGGTCAATCATGTCTGGAGGAGGGACCATAAAGGCATACGCTAATCATAGCCATGACATGCTATTTGAGGCTCCTGCCAGTAATCCAAACTGTGACAACAATACTACCATAGGACTTTATGTCTGTGGTCAGTTAGTGGATACAGTCTACATTGCTTATGCAACGGTGACTGGCTGCTGGCCAACAAATCCAGCTGGCTATGTATCGTGTGGCTATGGCTCACGACCAGGATATCCGTCCGGTCTTTGCTGCTGTGTAGGTTATAGGTGTGACGGAGCAATAGGTGATCAGTGGGATTCAAGCTGTGCAGTACATGGTCCTCATGGTTGTGGGAATCATGGCTATCAGGATTGTCAGTTCCAGGCAGATCCAGGATTCTGTAAGACGTGGTGTACCGGATGGAGATGTACTTCAGCGTGGGTACAATGCCCTGATACTCCGCTGACATGCATTAGAAGCGCATGGGCTAAAGCCAACGGATGTTGTCCGTATTTCTGTACTTAGGAGGAAGTAATGAAGAAATTAACGCCTGCTGAAATGAGTGATAGAATCAAAGCTGTGAACAGATCTGCTCATCTGTTCAGGAGTATGAAGGATCAGACTTGTCCTCACTGCGGAAAGAAGTTTGTTGCAGCACTTAACATTACGGAAACTTTTGAAGCCTACCAGGAGATCCTTGCTGAGCAGGAGCGAGATAAGTTTATAACTGCTGTCAGTATTCCTGTGAGTGAAACTTCTGAGCTCCATGGCTTTGATCAATCGAAAAGGCCGGACTGTCCTAAGTGCGGAAAGAAGATGGTCCTTCTGACAAACATAGCTGATCTGGATGAGAAGAATAATCCAGCAGGATGGAAGTCAGCCTGGATGTGTCCTGATAGCTTTGCTGAAGAGGAGGAGTGCTGGCATATCGAATACAGCAAGAAGACAATCCATGATTGGAGAGAGGAATTCTCAGTCAATCTTTTGAAGGATGAGTAGTTATGGCTGATGAAGCTACAGAAGGAATTGATTACAAGAACGCGATAGTAGGAGCGAGAGATCCGGCCAACAGAGCAATTGTTGACCGTAGGAATCCTAAGACGTTCAAGCTTGGTATGTGTCCGACTGACGCTAATGCTATGTGGGCTGCTGAGAGGGGTTGTAGGTTTGAGAGTTATCCTCTTGCTACACTGCGTTTTCCTGTAAACAGAAAAGGCTGGAGACATGAGGTAGGAGATCTGATCAATGTCTTTTATGGTCCTAAGAATCTCCAGAACATGGTCCTCCGGATCATGCTGATTACTGAGGAGAATCCTGAGTCAGAGAATTTGTCTATCACTGCACTTGAGGACATTGACTACCTTGCAGCTGAAATTGTGGTTGATCAGCCAGTGGCTTCTTACGGTGACAGGCAGTCTTTTATAACTGAGAAGCTGACTTGCTACATTGTGGATGAGGCTCCCTATGATCTGGCAGGAGATGCTGTCCGTATTGTTTGTGCAGCCGGACGTAAGAGAAGAACTGATAAAGGATTCAAAGTTACAAAGAGCAGTGATGACTCTTCCTATCTTCCTCTTGGTGACGTGCTGACTTTTGCTATTTGTGGTGAGCTGGTTGAGGCCTACCCAGTTGACACACTAAAAATAGATGGTGACGGTCCTACTTGGCAGGATGATCCTGGAGATGGCAGGACTCCTCTCCGGCAAGGTGTAGGAATCATAGTTGACTTTCCTCAGCAGGATTCTTTGGATCGTCTTAGTACGATTGCCAGAGGTGAGCTGTTTGGTTTGACTAACATGGCTGTGATCGGAGGCAGTGAGATCATAACATTCCAGAAGGTAACTCCTAACTACGGAGGCACAGAGAGACGCTATAAGTTTGAAGGGATCTTGAGAGGCCAGTACGATACAGAGCAGATATCACACAATGCAGGAGCTCAATTTATTCATTTGGATAATGGCTACTGGAAGAGCTTTGTGGATACCTCATTCCTGATTGGCACTACAAGATATTTCAAATACTATGCGTTTTCCTCAAGTCAGCTACACGATGACGCGGATAGTCAGCCTTTGTATATCCAGGGCAGAGCACGTAAGCCATACAAGCCGAGCAACCTCAGTGCTAATGATCAATTCTTCAAGCCGAGATATACTGGAGACATTGATCTGGAGTGGTGGCCACGGATCAGAGGAGACGGTGCAGGCTACGGAGACGCTGATTCTGTAACAGATGCTTCTCCTACATGGGAAGGACTGTTCAGAGTGATAGTAAGTGTTGGAGGATCTGTTGTCAGAACAGTCACGGCACTGAATGCACGGACATGGACATACACTGCAGCAATGAATGTAGCTGACAATGGAGCTTTGGCCTCTGAAGTCAGCTTTACAGTAGCGAATTACTTAACTGTAGGTGGAGTGCCTTTGTACTCTCCATCTGCAAGTATTACTGTTGAAAAGTCTTAGGAGGAGTCATGGCTACTGACCGATGGGAATTAGAAGAGATAGCTTATGGAACAACTGGCTGGAATGCCATTGTTACAGCTAACATGCAGAAGATAGATGAGGGCCTGAAGGCAAGGCTTCCGTTGATTACTCTTGGAGAAGGGGTGTCTGAGGGTGACGCTATCTGTCTTCATGCAGATGGTAAAGGATACCGTGCCATGGCTGATGGGAGCAATCAGCCCTGCATTGGTGTTGCCGTGGAGGATGGAAATGCATCTGACCAGATCAGAGTTCACAGAGCTGGGGATATCGAGATTAGCACTTATAGCTTTGCTACTCTTGGTGGGCTTGTGTACCTTAGCCATTCTGTTAGGGGAGGACTTACTCAGACTCCTCCAGGGACAAATATCCAGGTCATTGGCTATGCGTTGACAGCTACGATTCTTGTTTGTGAGATCCAGCTGCCAGTAGGAAGCATCTTGGCTACAACCACTACCACAACTACCTAAAGCAACTGCGCTGCAGAATTGCTGGGAAGGAGAGAGCTATGGAAGGAAAAAAGAAGGTAGCAATCCTGACAAACTTCATGGAGTTCAATCCTGGGTACTCCTTGACAGGGATTGCAAAGGATCAGGCAACAATGCTTGCTCGCTATGGACATGAGGTACACCTATTTGTGAATGAGCAGTATAACGGAGAGTCATTTCCAGCTGAGGTACAGTTGAAGAAAGTAATTCCTTTTGCTCATCTGAAAGACTACAGGAGCAAAGAGAATCTGAGTCCTGAGCACAAGGAGACGGTTAAGGCTACGGCCAATGTCTTCCGCGAGCATCTAAAGGAGATAGACATTGCCTTTACTCATGATTTTATCTTTACTGGCTGGTTTCTACCTTATGGGCTGGGTGTTCAGGAGGCTTCTCCTGACCTTCCTGATATACGCTGGCTGCATTGGATACATTCTGTTCCTTCTCTTAGTGCAGATTGGTGGAACATTCGTGCATACAGCAAACGTCATAAGATTATTTATCCAAACAAATCAGATGCTCAAAGAGTGGTGGAGCAGTATAAAGGGGAGCAATCGGACCTGAGAGTTATTCCTCACATAAAAGATCTCAGGAGCTGGTTTGACTTCTCCCCTGAGACTTGTGAGTTCATTGATCATTATCCTGGGGTGATGCAGGCTGACGTTGTTCAGATCCTTCCGGCCTCAGTTGATCGACTGGAAGCAAAGAGGGTGAGAGAAGTCCTGCTCATAATGTCCAAGATAAAGAATCGCGGATTCTCAGTCTGTCTGGTAATTGCTAATCAGTGGGCTACTGGCACACAGCAGAAACAAGACGTGCAGAGATATGAGAAGATTGCAAATAGGAACGGACTGAAGGTAGGTGAGGAAGTTATCTTCACGTCATCTTTTGGTGATGGAAGGTATGATACAGGAATTCCTAAGACAATGCTGAGGGAGCTCTTCCAGTGTAGCAATCTCTTTATCTTTCCTACAAGGGAGGAGAGCTTTGGTCTGGTTGTTCCGGAGGCTGCGCTTGCTGGTGGAGTGCTCATGGTTCTCAACAAATCTCTGGACATGCAAGTTGAGATCTCAGGTTTTACCGGACTCTATTTTG